GAGACGTGCATGTACTTCGTCGTGTGGTGCTCTTTCAAAGCATTGGTGAAGGTCATTCCAACCTTGTCCAATTCAATGCTCAAAGTGTCCAAGCCAAATTCCAATTGGTTCTCAAGCAACAAAGGGACATTGAAATTGAAAATAATGTCATCGCCATATGTCATGCAGGCACAGATGTTTCGGAACAGGGGGATCTTACCGAGTTCTTTAACGTTATTTGCACTATAGTAACAATATCGCGTGATCAGCGTGTTCTGCCCAGAGTTCCTTTCAACGGTGTCGGGTGTGCCAGAAGCGCTCAACCTGTAAGCTGAGAAAATCAAACCATCCAACTCAAAAATTGGAAAGATGGTTTCTGTAGCAATACCATCAAACAACAACAGGAAGTCTTCTGGAAAACCACACTCCTCCAAAAACCAACGTCGGAAATCCATGTCAGCTTTGGAGAATTGCGGATCTATTGATTGGTCGAAAGCTGTGTAGTCCCCATCACCACAAAAATCTTCTCCGAATTGAGTGATAAAGTCGTAAATATGCTTCCAGTCGCGCCCTGTGGCATTTACGCCCACAGCACATTCGAACACACTGGGAAATGCTTTCTGCAATTGTTGTGTTGCCAAATTGATCATCCTCGAAGCCACAACAAAGTGGACAGGAGCTCCAGAAAATACACGAATCTTCTTATTCTCAATTTTCTTAAAACTAATTGGCTCATCCTTCAAATTACACCGAAAGACCACATTTGCTCTCTCGCCACGTGCCAAGTGTTCAAACATCTCCTCAATAGCTCCTTCGACATCGACAAGTTCCTTATCAAATCGAAGATCATACACAAAGCGTTCGACACCATCCACAACCTGCTTGGACACAAATCGGACCGATTCCAGACCAAGCTCCTTTGCCAAAGGCGAGTGTTCAAAAAACTTGTATTTTGGCCTATTCAGTGGAAATCCCATTGACGTGAGTGGATTTACAGGTTCAAAACCTTTCTCCCCGGGAACGCCATTGAGTGCATCGTAGTAGCTCATCGAATGAACAAATTCTCGAATGCGGGGTATCACACCACTCGCTCTCAAAGTCTCTTTCTTGTCCTCCAAAGCAACAGCAACATAAGCCGGATTCACCAATCTAGTCTCATCAAAAGTCGAACCGTTGACGAGAAATCTTCTGAAAGAAGGTCTGGCTGCATCCTTGGGTGGAGATCCAAACTCGACATCAACACCGAGAACATCTTTCAAATGCTCACACATCGGCGATCTGATTACATCAGATTTGAACTTGCTCAAAGGTTGATTATGTTGGCCAAACACCGTCAAGTTGGTGTCGTCTGCTTCAATGAAATGGACAGGATTTTTCTCATGCACAACATTGCTCATCGAAACACTCTTGCCAAGAATCGCTTCACGCAATGGCGATGACTCCAGAATACGAATACCACCGAAACTTCCAATGGCCTCAGCTATAAACTTCTTTGATGGAAGTATGGCTCCACACTCCTTCTTTGCAGGAATGCCACAACAGTGCATCCCAACTATGACGGGGTTTCGTCCAGGCATCACCACCAAGCTTCCGCACATTCCGTGAAAATTGTCACACTCGTAAATCAGCATACACTGGACTCCAAAGTTCGTGACTTCTCGATCTTCAATAGAATTTATCTTGCTTGTCGCTTTGTATTCCGCACATGGAATTGTTACATCGCTGTCCAACACTTGGTCTTTGTGAGAAGTGTAGATAAACAATGGAGCACCGACTGGGTACTCGAAATCATCATCCACAATGTATTTGGACAAATCCGCATTGTCTCCCATCGCTGGCACGTTTATCACGCAAAAATCGTCAGTGGGGTGTCGCCTAAGATTAGTATCATTCACCATCGCAGTAACTTTCTTGATTCCAACGCCGCTGGATATCTGGAATTTAACTCGATAGCAACACCCACGTTCAAACACGTGTGAAACCG